TCGCTGGCGCGGGCCATTGACAGCGAAAAGTCGCCCAGCACATTGGCCGCTTGCTGACCGGCGTTGCCAAGGTTCTCGTAGGCGCGGCCCACCGCCATGTAACTGGCGTCGTCGATCATGCCCATCAATTCGACGTCGGGCGTGCGGATGGCCCCTACCGGCAGCGGCACGGCGGTCGATCCGGTCTGCGGGGCGTTGGGGATTTGGACGAGAGGGATGTTGGCCATGATCAGCGTCCCTTCCAGTTGTATTGAGACCCGATGCTGCCCGCTTGCGTGACGCCGGAGATAAGCGACCCGTAGCTATTGACGCGCAAGGCGTTGGCAGTGTTCTGGCCTTCCAAAAGGATCGGCGCGGCGCGGAAAGTGGACGAGGCGTAGTTGTAGTCGGCGGCGGCTTTGTCGATCAGCGAGTAACCGGCCTGCCATTCCTCGACCGCGCCCTTGCGGAAAAACGCGCTGCGCTCAAGGTTGGCTTTGTACATCTCGTCGGAAACGGCCAGTTCCATCAAACCCGCGCTCTCGGCCATGACGGAGAGCGGCGATCCTTCGCTGGTCACGCCCGCCTTCCCGAAGCGGGCGCGTTGTGCGCCCAAAAGTTTTTCGTTTTCGGAACGCATCCGGCGGGCGCGTTCGCGGGCCTCCTGCTCGACGCGCAAGCCCTCGTTCTGCGCGGCCAAAGCATTTTGCGTTTGCGCGGCATATTGCTGTTCCGCGGCAATCTTCTGCATCTTCGATTGCATCTGCATGTTTTGCAGTTGCACTTGGTAATTGTAGTTGGCCAGACGCTCGGCAGACGCGGCCTGCTGCTGCTGGCCGTAGTAGGAAATCCCCGCGCTGGCCAGCGACCCAATGATGGCGACGGCGGCAAGTTCAGCCCCCATAAGAAACCTCCCCGTTGGTTGCGGCCAGCATGGTGACCAGTGTCTGCTCGTTGTCTGCGACGAATCCGGCCCTCTTGGCAAAGCGGGCCAAGGCAGGCGGGGTGCGGATAATGATGGTGTGGTAACCCATTGCCGCGGCCTCGTCTTTGACAAAGCGCAGGGCCACAAGCAAAGCGTCTTTGGCCAGCGACAAACTTAATCCGCCCTTGGTGATGGGATGCTCGGCAAAGGCCACGCCACACGAGTTGTCCATGTAGAGCCAAAGCGCAGCGATGTCGGTTTCGTTGGCCTGCACTATGACGCCCAGCTTGGGAAGAATGTGCGGCGGGATGCCGCGGTAGCCGTGGGCCTCGCACCACTTGGCGATCATTGGCGCGTCCTGCGACGGGTCATACATACGAAGCTGCAAAAGGTGGCTCATGGGTTTAGTCAAAACACACTAATGTCAATCCCCGAAGGCGTCGAGCTTTGCGACAAGGGCGCGGACGGTCAGCGGATAGGGCAGGGTTTGGCGCAAATAAAGGTCGGCGTCTTCGGAATAGTTGCCCGCCAAGACGACCTCGGTGTCGCCGCTGAAAGGCGGCGGGCTGGCGTCCATTGGGTCGTCAAAGTCGCGGGGATACATCCAGAGCCATTCGCTGCCGTTGGTGCTGGCCTGCCCGCCCAAGGACTTGAAGAGGGACACTTCCACGCGGTTGAGGCGCTTCTTGCGACCGCGGGTCGGCCCGTCCTGCATGTCGTAGTCGAGCTTCATGGGTTGGAGCAGGCTGGTAAAGGGCAGTCCCACCAGCACCTTGCTGGCCGGTTTGGCCAAAGTGATTTCGCCGCTGGTGACCACGGCGCTGGGTTGGGCTGCGCCGTCGGCCAAGACGCCCACCGTCTTGCCCTCAAGGTGCGAGAGTCCGGTGATAACTTGAACCTGCACACCCTCGTAGCGGGCCGCGCAGTCCAGATACCACCAGTTGTCCTTGGCTTCGGTGTCGAACGAGTTGCGGAAGTCGGGCTTAAAGCGTTCGATAAAGCGTTTGGTTTGGCCGTTAATGGTGCGCCGGACAGCAAACCACACTTCGTCGTCGTCGCCGCCCAGCCCGTAGACGGTGGCCGCGCTTTCAAAGGCTCCGTCGGTCATGTGCCGGTGCCATGCGACAACCTCTTGGTCGCGCTCGTAGCTCATACCGATCAGAACGCCGTCGCCGCGGACGGCCCAGAGGACAGCATCCGGCTGTTGTTGGAAGGCCAGTTCAACCAGTTCGCCTTGGGTGACATGCTCGGAAAGGACAGTCAGATCCGGCGCAACCCACCCGTCCTGTTCAAACTTGTAGACCAGTTCGCGCACCTTGCGGCCACGGCGCTGGACAAAAAGCAAAACGTCGTTGAGCAGGACGGCCCGCATATACTTCGATCCGTAGCTGGCCTGCCTGCGGGCGCTGATGTTGGTCGAGGAAAAGGGTTCGCTGTCGGTCGCCCCGCCCACCGTCCACTCGTCGCCGGAGGTGCCGACAATCAACTGCTTCTGCGAGAAGATCCAGTTGATGCGGTTGCCCTCGTTGCTGGCGATGGTGAAGGACAGCCCGTCGTCTTCCTTGCTGCCCAGTTGGAAGTCTTCAAAGTCGTCCACCTTGCTGCACCAAACGGTGTTCGGCTGGCTGGCGGTGCCGCCAAAGCACAGGCGCTGTTCGTGGAAGGTGACGGTGCGCGGGTAGCCGCGGACGCCGGAGAACGCGGCCTCTGTCCACTGCGTGGTGCCGGTGATGGTCGATCCCAGCCACTGGTTGACGGTGGCTCCGGCGCTGGTCGCGCTGGCCACGCTATCGATGGTGACGGTGCCGCCGGAGTTGAAATCGGTCGATTCGACAAAGACCTTGGCGTTGAGTCCGCTGACAAAATCGTTGACCCGCAAAATCAGTCCGACGCGCTCCTCTTCGGTGCCGGTCGCGGTAAAATTGCGCGGGGTGGAAGACGAGGTGAACTCGCGCACTACTTCAGCCTTGGTCAAGTTGGCCACGCGCACGTTGCTGGCTGAATAGGCGGTGCCGCCCATGACCTCGGCCACAACGCCCGCGGTAATGTCGGTCGTGAAATTGACCGCGGCGGTGTTGTTGGGTGCGGTGGCCACTTGGAAGGTGTTGGTCGTGGCGTTGATGACGTAGTAGATAACGGTTTCCGCGGTCAGTCCCGCGCCGCCGGTCAAGGATTCAAAGACGACGGCGGTGCCGTTGTTGAAGGAATGGTTGTTGGCCGTAATGACGTCGGTGGCGTTGGCTCCGGTAAGTCCGGTGAACGCCTTGCGCGGCCCCGCGCTGTCGAAGGTGTAGTTGTTGGCGTCGGTCACAGTGACCGTGCGGACATAGGTGGTGGAAAGCGGAGCGCCGGAGGAATCGACAACCACAATTTCGTCGCCGGTCGTCAGCCCGTGGGCGGTGTGGGCTGCGGTCACTTTGGTCGCGGCAACCCGTCCGGCAGTAATCGCCGTGGTAAAGTCTGCCGCCGCCCCGCCCGCCGTTTCCGAAACCTTGAAGGTGTTGGTGGCCACATCGCGGACATGGTAGACCTTGCTGGCCCGATCCAGTCCCGCGCCGCCGGTCAGTTCTTCAAAAATGACGGTGTCGCCGTTGGCGAAGGTGTGTCCGGTGGCGGTGATGACGTCGGTGGCGGCAACTCCGGTGATGGAGGAAAAGTTGGCCCGCGTCATGGACGAGGCAATGCCGTAGGGGCCGGTGGCGTCCATTGTCTTGGAAGGTAGTCGGAGTAGGCGCACCTTGCCCTGCCATGTGCCGACAGTGGTGATCGTCCACCCGCCCTGCATGTCCAAGACGGGACTGCAACGGTTGCCGTCAATGGCTGTTTCGATGCTTCCGCTGGTGCGCGGCCACTGGATGGCCCACTGGCTTCCGACATGAGCATTTTCAAAAGTGGCGGCGCTGGCCGTCAGTGTGACCGCTCCGGTGGCGGCACTGGAGGCAATGGTAACGTCGGTCACGTTGATGTCGCGCAGCGGCGGGTAATCGAAGACCACGGTTTCCAGCGTCCAGTTGGTGTCGCTCACGCGGGAGAGCTTGCGCGGGGCGTGGCTCCCGTGGGCCAGATACATGATGTCGTTGAGTTGTGCGTATTGCAGTTCGCGCAGATCGTCCTCGGTGTAGGGCGTGACGATTTCCAAGGGCGCACCGCCGGATTGGACGAGGCTGTTGTTGCCCCAGACGCGCAAGTAGAGGTGGCCAAACTCCAAGACAAAGCGGGTGGTCGTGGAAAAGTTAAAGGGGATCAAGCGGCAGCGCCGGTCGGAGAGCTTGGCCTCGCCCAAGTATTCGGTGCCGCTGCGCCGGTAGACGCCTCCGTAGGGCAGGACGACCATGTTTTCCAAGCGTCGGCACCCGCTGCGGTATTTGGCGACGTCGGTGCGGGCGTCCATGTAGGGCGATAACTCGCCTCCGTTGAACGCGGTGACTAATAGGTTAGCCATGACCTATTGACTGGACGGGAACTTGGTGTAGCGGGCGGCGACAAGGTCGCTGTTCGTCCACGGCATTTTGCGGCGCAGACGCTCCTCAAAGGCGTCGGCCATGCGGGCCTTGGGGCCGGTGATGGCTTCGTATTCTTGCAGCAGTTCCTGCGGCATGTTGCGGCTTCCGGTCAGCGGGCCTGCCAGACGCGAGGCCAGCATGGTGGCGAGCGCATGGACAAACAGCGGGTGGTAGAACGATCCGTCCTCGACGCGGGAGACATACCGGATGTTGGCCTCCTCGGCGTTGGTCAGCAACTGGTCGCCTTCGACGCTGAACTCCCCCATCCTTTCGTTGGGTTCGTAGCCGTTAAGTTGGACGACGCGCAGGCAATCAACCGGCAACTGGTAGGCGCTCTCCCATTCGCTTTGCGGGGCGGTGGCCAGCTTGTTGAGCGCGGCCCGTCGCATGGCGAAGTTCCAGCGATGGGACTGCAAGACCTCGTCGCGGGTTTGAGCGAAGAAACGGTTGCAAAACTGGGCCTGCTTGCTGTCGTCGGTCAGCGCCATGATCGGGCTGATGCCAAGTTTGGCCAGAGCCAGATTACAAATTGATGTTTCGTCGGCCATGAAAAGTTAGAAAAAGGTGGCAGGCGTTTATTCGCGGCCTGCCAGCGCGTCAATCAGTCGGGACTTACAGTTTGTAAGCGATGAGGAAGCTGATTTTCTTCCCTGCGGTCACCGCATTGGTGCGGGTGATCGCGGCGACCACACGCTGGGTGGCCTCGGTCACAACGTGACGGGGCAACACGCTGGTCGCCACGGCGGGTGTAACCGCCGCGGAACCCGCGGTGCTGCTGTTGACACTGATGCTTGTCGCACTGTAGCGGTCGGCGTCAGCGGCATCCCCAATGGTGGGGATGGCGATAACGGAACCGCCCATGCTCGCCTCGTTGGAGACGCGCCAGAGTTCCGGCAACGGCGTTGCGCCCACGGGCAGAACGGCAACTTCGATGTTGTCGCCTGTGGCCGCTTCGGTGCCGGTGCAGGTGTAGGTCGCTTCCGCGTAGCGGACGTCTCCGTGGGAGAGGTCGGCGCTGACGCGGTTGCGGACGTTGAGGGTTAGATCGCTCGGAGCGATGTCGGTGTAGAAGGTAGCCATGTTGGTTGTTCTCCTTGGTTAGTTGTTAGAGGACTTCGTCACACGGGACTTCGACGACTTTGGCTTCCTGCATGCGCGTTGCGCCCAAAGAGGCGACAGTGCGGATCTGCAAGGCGTGGCTCTTGTCGGCACGGATATCGACATGCACTTTGCGTCCCGCGTCGGCCAGCTTGATGCCGGACTTGACGTAGGCGAAGCATGTGCGGACGCCGGTTCCACTCGCGTAGGGCAGGAGGCTGGACGCAACACGGCGGAAGGTGAATCCCATGAACGTGTTGATCTCGCCATTGACCAAGGCGCGAACGGTGTTGAAGTCGCCGCTGGTCACCTCGGTCGTGCGGAGCAAATCTTGGATCTGCTTGGCGGAAACGACCATGATGCGCGGGTCACTGTCATCAACTTCAGCGTTGGTGAGCAGGAACGCCGCTTGACGCAGCTTGGCGATGGTGAGGCCACTGTTGGCCGTCGATCCGGTTTCGACGTAGTCCACGGCGATTTTCTGCCCAGCGGGCAAGGCGGTCGGCGTGACTCCGGTTTCTCCGGTGTAGGCGGTGCCAAGGGCGGCATCGATGATCACCTTGTCGGCGGTGCGGGCATAGGCGGCGGCGTGATTCGCAACCGTCTCGCTCTGGGGAAGGCTGACCTCGCCCAGATATTCGCTGTCCCACTCGTCGAACAACGTGGCGTGTTCAAACGGATAGGGGCGAAGCCAGCGTTTGGCCAAGGCCACATCGCTGATGTTGGTGTCGGCTGCGCGGCTGGTGATGCGTTGCATCTCCACTGCGCCCATTTGATTGTAGGATTTCTCCTTGCCGCGGACTGTCTCGACGGAAACGTATTCGCGCAGCTTGGAAAGTTTCTGCTGAAGCAGATGCTCCCAATTGCTGGAGAACTCCGTCGTGAAGTATTGCGGAATTTGTGATACGGGCATAACTAACTCCTTTGGTTTTGACTAAACCCACGTTATTGCGGGCCTCGTCGGGTTGATTGGCTGTGGTGTCCTCGGCGCTACCGATATTCCTCCACCGGAGGGTCGTCGGCCTTGGGCTGTGCGCGTTGGACAGGCTCCACAAGGAGTATACTGCCTAACTTGGTGCGAGAATTGCGCTGCGCCGGAAGTGGCGCAAGGGTTTAGTCAAAAAAAGTTGGGGCGGTGGCGGGACTTGCACCCGCTTGTGTCACATATTCTTGTGTTATTCTGTGACCTTCCACTGTCTGGCCGCGTGTCCATCTCCACGCCGCACCGCCAAATTATCGTCCGTTCATTGCGATGTAGACAAACGCGAAGTTGCTGAACATGTAGCCGACGAAGACCGCGCACATGGGGCGGTCGTCCTGCATGTAAAACCCCACCGCCGTCCACCCATAGCAAAGCGTGCAGATGAGCAGCGGAACAAAAGTCATCGCGGAGTAGAAAGTGTTGAGAAGTTTTTGAGACTAAAGGGCAATTAAGAATGACAACTCTGCAAATAGTATGCGCCGGTCATCCGATCACGCCGTCGTTCTTGCGCTCCACCCAATCCATCACCTCGGCAATAACCAGACTGACCTCGGCAATAGCGTCTTCTTCGATGTCCCAAAAACGGGCGTGAAGCAGTTCATGGATGACCAGTTCCTTGCCGCGGTGGGCAATAGCGTCGGGGTGGATGTAGACGGTTCTATCGTCTCGGACGCACAGTCCGTCCACAGGCTCGCGATCCGGCGGGCGTTTGAGCTTGACCCTCCAGCACTTGCCGTCGAGGGCGACTCGTTTGGTGGGGATGTGTTTCATTTGAGTCGGTAGTGCGGGATGGGTCGGGTGACGCTGCCGGAAGTTGTTCGGAACGTCTTGCGCTCGCACCGGCCCTCGGCCACGGCGCGGCAGAGCATGGCACCCACCGTGGGGGTGGCCTTGCCCAGCTTGGCCGCTATTTCCTTGGGGGTGAGCCAGCCCTCCGGCACCTC